ACATGCCCTCTAGTTTAGAGGTCCATGCTTCTGCTCTTCCTTTATAAATGGCTAAATCCTTTGCAACAGCAAGTTGGAAATATCTATAATAATAATGAGGCAATGAAGACATATCACCATTAGATAGAAATGGCGATAATTCAAACTTACCAAACACATGAAGCTCATAAGGCTGAGATGCGCCAGGATAAAGTTGAAGCGTTGTATAGTCTAAATTATTTTGAACTATCACATATCTTGGTAAACCTAATTGAGGTTGATACTTCCATGCTGAAAAGAATTCATTTCTAGATTCATCATTTAGTGGATATGTTACACCGTCTAATAATAACCAAGCATTCTGCAAATTAGATAATCTCCCAGATGGCACATCAGGAGTCGGAGTAAAATCAGGAGCAGCATAAGTAACATACATGTCCCCAATTTCCATGGTATAAACTACTTCTTGAGCAATAGTTAACAATAAAGAACTGGCACTATATGCCGATAATAAACGATTCATTATGGAGAGTCCTTTTGTATAGTCTCCACCTTTTAAAGGTGAAGTTGGACTACTAGCACTTATTATTTGATAACAATCATCTATAAATTCCTTAACTGTTTCTATCATGTTTTGTTTTCCCAAATTTATTTGCATTTACAACAGCTCTTGGATCTATTTTTTCCTCTATTAAATCTTCTTCTTTTTCCATTGAAACTACATTAGCCTGTATTTTACTTTCTGCTTCATGTATGGTTGAAAACCATTCTCCTGTGGAAATGTTACCAACATATTCGTCATATGAATTTACAAGCTTCTTATCATTTCCTTTATATATAAAAACCCTGAAATGATCTCTGCTAACAAGTTTTCCTAAATAATCAACTTGTTTGTTAACCGAATGATTTTTCTTAGCATCTAGCAATTGATTCTCCTCAACCCATGCACCATTGTTATACACTTTTGTGTTAGGTATTCTAAATAATTCTTCCATATTTTCCTTTGTAGTTAATAAAAGGAAGGCATTTCTACCCTCCCTTTATAGAGACATTATGATCTAACAATAACAGCAAACTCTGGATTAATTGACACTCCACCCAATATATCAAGACGATCCAATTGCAGATAGTTTCTTATATCAGCGCCCAACGTATATGTCATGGCCAGCTTATAAAGATCAGAATAAGTAGTCATTGCTTCAACACCACCTTTCAACTCTTTAATTGGAGGAGCCGCAAATACAATAGCCTGGTTATGAAAAGCAACAGATCGATTAAAACTATTAGATAAAAATAATTGAGCGCCATTCGGAATGGCGGCAGAAATATTTTGCCTAGCACCTGAGACTACAATCGTTGGATTCACAGGAATCGTTGCATTACCGCCGCTATCTGATATTACATTAGCTGTAACAACAAATTGAGCGCGTTGTGAGAGGGATTGATAAGTTTCTGGATTAACCATGAACACACCAGCATTGTCATCAATTTCAATACTGTCACCTAAATTGAAAACGGGGCTACTGGGAACAACACCTGTAACAACAATTGTATTTCCACCTGTAATAGGTCCATTTGTTACTGTTCCAGCTAAAGAAAACCCTGTTGGAGGTGAGCCACCAGATTGACCCAATCCTGCGATTTGACGAGTTAAAAAATTAGTCTCAAAGAAATCAAAACTTGCTAAATGCCCAATGAAACCATCTAATAATGCACCTCTATTAACTGTATTATTAAATACAGAATAAAGAGCATTAGAAAGAGTAGCTGAAATCATTGGATCATTAGAAAAATAACGATTGCCATCGTCCGGAATTCCCAATTGAGTCATATAAGCTTTGGTTTGAAAAGCAGTTAATTGATTAATAGGGGTACCCGCGGTTCCTACGGCTTGATAGATCTGGGTTTGTAGGTTTTCTGTACAAATAAACTTTTCAACATCATTAGCCATTATTTTAGCACGAGGATTAAGCATCATGTCTAAATATGGCTGATCTCTTGCGCGATCAAATGTTAATTGCATACCATCAAACTCAACCATCGTATTAAATTGCGTGTCAATAGTAAGCGGACGAATAACTTGCACACGAGCTTGAGCGGTAGCTGTGGCACCGCGACCCGGTAAATATCGTTCTTCAAGACGATAGTTTATTGTTTGACCTGTAGCAAATTGCAGAGATTTAAAGTCACCCTCCAGGTTTCTATTAGCAACTTTAGCATAATTTAGATAGTTTACGAATCGAACAAAAACCTCATCGAGTATATACTGCGACGTTTCAAAGCGATTTAAGGACATAATAATGCTCCAATAATGTTAAATATGCTCTTTCGAGCGTTCTTTTTTCCATTATCGAAGCGGAACGATGAATACACGCTTTTTTGAGGTTGACGGCGTCCTCTTAAACTACACGTCACTGAACAGTATAATCTGCTCTTATTATGATTTCAATAGCCTATATTAAATATTTAATGAACAGGATTTTTACTGAATTCTTCTTTGATAAATTTCTGAATATGCTTAGCAAGCTTTTTCGGTATTTCAATAGAGATGCCAGGTGGAAATGTAGTTTTATACTCTACCCGGCTAGATATCTCTTTCTTGTCCGATACAAATCTGAACAATATTTTACCATCTATTACATTTTGTTCAATAATAAACTTTATCAAAATAATGACCTAATAGCGCCCCAAATACTTTGATGAAGATTATCTACTTGATTTTTTAAATCAAATAAAAGATCAACGCCTACTTTTACATCATTCACAATGGCTGCTGGGGTTGGGTTAGTTATTGTTTCTTCTACTGCTGAGATAACATTATCAATTGGAGCGAGTACTGCATCAGGAGTTGGTTGAGTTGAATCTGCCCCCAAAGAAGTTCGTGAGCTTGTCATGTTGTGTTTTCCTTTAATTAATCGAACAAAAACTTCATCCAGTATATCCCGTGACGTTTCAAAGGGATCTAAGGACATAATAACGCTCCAATAAAGAAGTTAGAGAGCTTGTCATGCTATATTTTCCTTATAAAAGATTATATACTTCAACTAAAGAATAAGATTGCATTAAGTACTTCTACTTACGCTTATCTTCATACCTCTTTATCTTTTTACCCATTTTTTTCTTTTTCGACTCACGAGCCTCGGAATAGGCTATAGCTACTGCCTGTTTTTGTGGCTTTCCTTCTTTGATTTCACGTTTAATATTCTCTGAAAATCCTTTCTTTGTTTTAGCTTTCTCACCTTTAATCAATGGCATAATTCCTCCTATTTTCCTTAAGATTCTAATGTTCTACCCATTGTAACATTCTTAATCATTCGTACTTGCATATTATTGAAACTCCATAATTCACCTGTTTTATCAATTGCAATAGTCCAGATATGACTATATTCAGGACCATAATCTGTCATCAATATTGCCAGTCCCTCTCCCTTTGGACAGCTCATAGGTATTGGAGGATCGAGCTGAATTATCATTTAATATTCCCAAAATTCGTTTTTTCAGGCTTCATAAACTTTAATTCTGACCGAAGATCTGCCCCATGAAGGCTTACTTCACGTATTCTATCTTCTTGCTCTTTTTTTTCTTTGACTGGATTACCATTATCACCAGGAATTGGCATATATTATCTCCTAAATTTAACTTTAGCATGCTGCTGTATTAGTCTATCAATATCACGTTTGGGTGCAACCTTTTCTGTCATATCACCCTTTGTATGAGATGGAGGCGACGGAGCTTTTGACACTGTTTTTGGCTTTTTCATTCTTTCCTCTAATCTTCCTATTGCTGCTACTTGAGCATACGAATCCTGAATTTGAGCTATCTTTTCAAGCTCTGCTGCATGATTTTTAGAGGCAGCATAAATAAAGGCTGCTGGATCACTTAATGAACGAGCTGCCATCATCATGTTATCAGTAATTGGCTTTCCTTCAACTACTTCGTTAAAGTCCTTGTACCTATTCATTCCTGCATTAAATTTTGCCTGAAATTGGGCTTGTATATTGTCCTCTCGCGCTCTCCATTGAGCTTCTCGCTCTTCTTCCTGCTTGCTTTGTATTAATATCTCGTTCGCTTTTATCCGCCTATCAATATAAGAATCTAACTGAACTTCCCAGGGTTCAGAACTGGCTGAATCAAGTTTAAATCCTTGCTCGGGTGGATTAACATGCACTTCTTTAGCTGCTCTTCCTCTTGATAGACGATCCCTTACCATCATCTCAACTTCTTCTTGCGTATATGTTTTTGTTTCTTTTACAATTTCATTACCATATTCATCTTTTAATTCTTTTGGCTCAGGCTCTTTATCCGACTTGGGACTTGTTTCACGTAGAACATGAACATCAGACGGTTGCTCTTGGTCTGGAACAGACTCTGACTTATCCTCTAAAGGAACTGATTCTGTCTCTTTAGGCTGATAATCAGGATCCGGAGGAGAATAATCACCTCTTAACTCACTCATTTTAGCGTTTTCATGCTCTATTAATAAACTATCCGCGTTATTAACCTTCATACTTTTTCTCCAAATGTGGCGTAGGGTGGGTCAATATTTTAATGATATTATTAGCATGTGCAATATTTGTATCAGC